GGCAGGCCAAGCGCTGCGTCGCAAAGGATCATTCCTAACCCGTTTCTACACCAACCCAAGCGGCCCACTGGTGGATGACAAGGGCAAGCCAACTCGGCTGGCGCTGGCAGCCAACGCATGGGGTGAGCCGGTGCCTCGCACTGCCGCATCAGCATCACGGCTTGCAGCCAAGGGTCGCAACATGTTGGAAAAGTACGAGATGAACAAGGATTAAATTATGGAATACGACAAGAGCACACCAGGCGGCATGCGCCTGACACCTGAACAAATTATGAAGCGACAAGCTGCAGCTCAATCCAAGAAGGATGAGTTTCAGCAGCTGTACCAGGACGCATACGAGTTTGCCCTACCCCAGCGCCAGCTGTATGGCGTGTGGGAAGGCGGCGCTACTGGCTCCAAAAAGATGCAACGAGTTTTCGATAGTACAGCAATCAATAGCACCCAAAGGTTTGCGAACAGATTGCAGTCTGTGGTGTTCCCACCGCAGCGCAAGTGGGCCAAGTTAGAAGCTGGCTCTGACATTCCACCGGAGCGCAGGCAGCAGGCCCAGGCAATCCTTGAGGTCTACCAGGACAAGATGTTCACCATGTTGAACCAGTCCAACTTTGACATCGCCATGGGCGAGTTCTTGTTGGATCTGGCCGTTGGCACTGCTTGCATGATGGTGCAGCCTGGCGACGATGTGCAGCCACTCAACTTTATCCCTGTGCCTCTCTTCCTGGTGAGCTATGAGGAAGGCGCTAATGGCCAAGTAGACAACGTCTACCGCCGCATGCGCATGAAGGGCGAGAGCATTCAGCGCCAGTGGCCAGATGCCAACATTCCCGATGATATGGCCAGACGCATTGAGCAAAAGCCAACCGATGACATCGAACTGCTTGAGGCCACCATCTATGACCACAAGCGGGGTGACTACTGCTACCACGTCATTGATAAATTATCCAAGGCCGAGCTAGTCTACCGCCGCCGCAAGATGAGCCCGTGGGTGATCAGCCGCTACATGAAGGTGGCAGGCGAGATCTATGGCCGTGGCCCATTGATGACCGCCCTGCCCGACATCAAGACGCTGAACAAGGTCAAAGAGCTGCTGCTTAAAAACGCATCGCTTGCCGTTGCCGGTGTCTACACCGCAGCGGATGATGGCGTACTCAATCCAAACACGGTCAAGATCGTGCCTGGTGCGATTATTCCTGTCGCACGCAATGGCGGCTCACAAGGCCCAGCTCTATTGGCCCTGCCGCGCTCTGGTGACTTCAACATCAGCCAGCTGGTCATCAACGACATGACTTCCAGCATCAAGCGCATCTTGCTCGATGAGTCGCTGCCACCAGACAACATGTCTGCCAGGTCGGCCACCGAGATTGTTGAGCGGATGAAAGAGCTCGCGCAGAACCTTGGCTCTGCCTTTGGCCGATTGATCAACGAGACCATGATCCCTGTTACTGCCAAGATTCTGGAAGTGATGGATGAGCGCGGCTTGATTGACATGCCACTGCGTGTTAATGGACTAGAGGTCAAGGTCACACCCGTGGCTCCCTTGGCCATGGCTCAGAACATGGAAGAAGTTAATTCCATCATGCAATACATGCAGATTGCTCAAAGCTTAGGCACTGATGGCCAGCTGGTTATCAAGAACGACATTCTGGTTGACTACCTGGCCGACAAGCTGGGTGTGCCTGCAGCTGTACGCAACACCGCTGCCGAGCGTGCCGTGCTCATGGAAGAGATGCAGGCCCAGCAACAGCAGCAAGCTATTGCACAGGCCATGGCCATGCAAGCACAAGGCGGCGGCGCTATGCCTGCCCTGCCAGCACCACAAGGAGAAATGTAATGGACTACGGAAACAGGCCGGATGGATCGGCAAAAGGTGATGGATTTTTTGGGAAACTTAAACGTCCAGATGGCAGCGTATCAACAGAAATTTCTATTGGCGTAGGGATAAACGGGAAAGAAATAAACATTCCCTTAATAGTCCCAACCTTGACAAAAAAAGAGTTGAATTATTTGTTGAGTACTGACGTTGAAGGAAAAGATTTTTTCAACAAAATGCCGCCATCCATCATGGACAAAGCTTATGAGCATGCAGATAAACGCATTAAATCTGGCATATCTCCCTTCGCTGGGCCTGATGAAATTCTTGAAGTGCCAGCCAAATGAGCTGGGACGAACTCGAAGCAATAGGCCAACCCTCTGACATCCGCGAGGTTGATCAGAAGCGAGAAGACTTGGCCAAGCTGACGCTGCGGGTATTTGGCTCTGAAGATGGCCAGAAGCTGCTGCAGTGGCTCAAAGACATGTATGTGAATGTGCCTATCGCCACACCGGGCACAGACCCCTCATACGCTTTCTATGCTGAAGGGCAAAGACAAGTGGTGAGGGACATCGAGGTGCGGATTAAAACAGCAAGGAAACTATGACCGACACAGCAACCGTCGAGCCCGGAGCATCCGGCCTACTTGACAACGTGCAAGTTAGTGACGATACAAAACCCGAGAATACCCAAGCGGTAGAGATTGACCACAAGGCTACTCCACCAGGTGCGCCAGCGCCTGATGAACCGCTTGAGCGTCCAGACTTCTGGCCTGAGAACTTTTGGAAGAAAGACTCCAACGAGCCAGACCTGGAAGGCATCGCCAAGAGCTGGTCAGATCTGCGCAAGCAAATCAGCCAGGGCAAACACAAAGCCCCAGCCGACGGCAAATACGATTTGAAGTCGTTTGGCGATGAGGCAGACACAAACCCAATTGCCAACACCCTGTCCAGCTGGGCAAAAGACAACGGCTTGTCTCAGGCTGCGTTTGATGACCTGGTCAACAATCTGCAGACACAAGCTAAGGAAGTCATGCAAGGCGACATGGTTGACCCAGCTGTCGAGATGAAGCAGCTCGGCCCCAATGGCGGCGCTATCGTCAACGGCATGGTGGACTGGGCTCGCGGCCTGGTCAACAAGGGCGTGTGGTCTAAAGATGATTTTGAAGAGTTCAAGATCATGGGCGGCACAGCTCGCGGCATTACCGCTTTGATGAAAATTCGTGAGTCCTATGAAGGCCGTGTGCCAATTCAAAGCACCACACTGGAAGGCACACCAAGCAAAGAAGAGCTCTATGCCATGGTGGGTGACCCTAAGTACAAGAGCGACGCAGCATACCGACAGAAGGTTGAGCGAATGTTTAACCAGTTCGCCAAGTAAATCCCAGTTGTCTCCAAGATTGCCGCAAGGCAGTTGCCCTTTGACCCAGTTTCGGCTGGGTCTTTTTTTTGTACAAAATGCAATAGAACCTATTGCATAGTTGCAAAATGTGATTAAAATTGTGGCAAGGCCCACCGGGTAACCGACCCCCAACCGCAGCGGAAGCTGACGATCGGCTGCCGTAAGCAGCAAGCAAAGGCCCGGCTCACCGGCTTACCGACGCGAAAACCCTGATCAACAACCGAATGAGGTAATTCAAATGAGCGTTTCTCTATCTAACGCCTTTGTAACGCTATTCGACGCAGAGGTTAAACAGGCTTACCAGGGCAAAGCAATGCTGGTTGGTGCTGTACGTCAGCGTCGTGGTGTCGAAGGCTCCACTGTCAAATTCCCCAAAGTCGGTCGCGGCGTAGCTACTGCTCGCGTCACACAAACCGACGTAACTCCGATGAACGTCGGATTCTCAACTGTTACTTGCACATTGAGTGATTTCAATGCTGCTGAGTATTCAGACATCTTCTCTCAGCAGAAGGTCAACTTTGATGAGCGTTCTGAGCTTGTCCAGGTCGTTGGCAATGCTATCGGTCGCCGTCAAGATCAGTTGATCTTGGATGCGCTTGTTGCTGCATCTTCCACCGGCACTGTGGCGAATTCAATTGGTGGTTCAAACACCAACATGAACATCTCCAAGTTGCGCGAAGCTGCAAAGATCTTGAACACAAAGAACGTGCCTTCAGAAGGCCGCAACATCATCATCCACGCCAATTCATTGGCATCGATGTTGGAGCAAACTTCTGTTACCAGCTCGGACTTCAACAGTGTTAAAGCTCTGGTGCAAGGCGAGATCAACCAGTTCATGGGCTTTACGTTCCATGTGTTGGGTGACCGCACTGAAGGTGGCTTGCCCATCGACGGCTCCAGCGACCGCACTCTGTTCGCCTTCCACCGCGATGCCATTGGCTACGCTGAAGGTATCGCTCCTAAGACTGAGATCAACTATATCGCCGAGAAGACAAGCTACCTTGTGAATGCTTTGTTCTCCGCTGGCGCTGTGGCGATTGATTCTGAAGGTATTGTCAAAATCACCGCACGCGACACAGCGGCTGCGGCTTAATAGGAGGTCACAAAATGGCTTTTTCTAGCACTGGTCTTGTGACCGTTTGCGCTTCCAAATCTGGAAACGCGCCTAACATGTATCTGTATAAGACAACAGATACTCAAGCCACGGTTAACACTGTGAGCTACTTTGACAGCATTGCATCGCTGTTAAATGTGGGTGACATTATTTTTGTCTATGACGCTACTACGCCAAGTTTGGTGTTGACTTATGTCAATGCTGTATCCTCGGCTGGTGTGGTTGACATTGCTGACGGAACTACCGTGAGCGCAACTGACACCGACTAATCGGTGTTGAGTCAACTGGGCCATCTTCTGGGGATTCTCGGAGGATGGCCTTTCTTACATTGAGAGGTTGTGATGGCTGCTGGCGACACTGGTGTATCGATCTGTTCTGATGCCTTGCTTCTGATTGGAGCGAAGGCAATTTCTTCTTTTAACGACGGCACTGACGAGTCCAGCGTTTGCGACCGACTCTATCCCGATATTCGCGACTCCACCTTGGTCATATACCCGTGGAGTTTTGGCATGAAGAAGGTGCAGCTGGCCCAGCTGATCACCACCCCAAATTCTGTTTGGCGCTATGAGTATCAATTACCTGGCGACAAACTAGCAAACCCTCGCGCCGTGTACGACACTGCGCAGCCTGGCTCATATCCGCAAAAGGACTGGGAGATCCAGGGCGACAAGCTGCTGACCAATCTGCCCGAAGTCTTTATCGACTACCAATTCAGCGTGCCTGAGTACGCAATGCCCCAATACTTTGTGCAGTTGCTCAAGTACATGGTGGCCTGGCACGTTGCTGAAACAATTACCGAGCAACAAGACAAGTCTGCCAAGTGGCAGCGTGTTGCTACTGGTGACCCGTCTGAGAATGGCCGCGGTGGCTTTATGCGCACCGCCATGCAAGTTGATGGCCAGAACAATCCAGTTCGCGTCATTGAAGACTACAGCCTGATTGCAGTGAGAAACTGATGCCACGCTTTGTCGAGTTCACCACCAACTTTGCTACAGGCGAGCTCGATCCGCTGCTGCGTGCACGGGTTGACCTGGGTGCGTACAACAATGCGCTGGCCAAGGCCACCAATGTGCTGATCCAGCCCCAGGGTGGACTACGCCGTAGACCAGGCACTAAGCACATCTTTGAGCTGCCCAACAGCAGCACACCTAGTGCAGGCAATGGTGTTCGCCTGGTGCCGTTCCAGTTCTCAGTCACTGACAGCTATATGCTCTGTTTTACCGACAGCCGCATGCATGTCATCAAAAACGGCGTGGTGCAAACCAACATCAACGGCACGGGCAACAGCTACTTGACCACCACCATTGGATCAAGCATTGTTGACGACATGTGCTGGACTCAGTCTGCAGACACTTTGATTGTTGTGCATCCTGACTTAAACCCTGTGCGCATCACCAGAACCAGCGACACCGCTTGGACTGCCACAGACATTGCGTTTGACTCAATACCCAAGTATGCATACGACATTGACTTTCACACAAACACTGGATCAACCCTGACCCCGTCAGCCGTGTCGGGCAATGTGACGCTGACGGCCTCCACCACGCACCATGACTCTGGCACAGCGCAAGCAGGCACCAGCACGACCATTACCCTCAAGGCAACCGCAAGCGCAACAAATGACATCTACAACGGCATGTATGTCAACATCACAGGCGGCACTGGATCTGGCCAAACAAGGCTGATTGAGGACTACAACGGCACCACCAAGGTGGCCACAGTGGGTGAGGCTTTTACCACCACGCCAAACGGCACAAGCACCTACACCACAACCACCTTTTCGGCTCTGTCTGTCAACCAGTACATCAATGTGCAGCCGCAGGGTCGCGCAAGGATTGTGCGGTATGTATCAGCCACAGTGGTTGAGGTGGTGACCGAGTACCCGTTCTTCAACACAACTGCCGTTGACGCAGGCCGCTGGGAGCTTGAGCACGGCTATGTGGATGTCTGGTCGATCGCCAAGGGCTGGCCGCGCACAGTGACTTTCCACGAAGGCCGCCTGTATTTTGGTGGCAGTAAGTCTAGGCCATCAACAGTATGGGGATCAAAGATCGGTTTGTTCTTTGACTTCTTGCCTACTGAGTCACTAGATGATGATGCTGTTGAGGCAACGCTGGACACCAACGACTTGAATGTCATCACTGACATTATCAGCTCGCGTGACTTCCAGGTGTTTACCACTGGCGGTGAGTTCTACATTCCGCAGACTGGCACTGACCCTGTTACACCGCTGACGTTTACGTTTAAGAATGTGAGCCGTAACGGAATCAAGCCTGGCACCCGTGTGCAGTCTGTTGAGTCAGGCTCGGTCTACATCCAGCGCCAGGGCAAGTCACTTAATGAGTTTGTGTTCTCGGACACGCAGCTGACCTACATCACGCAGCGCATCTCTTTGCTGTCTGGCCACTTACTTAAAGGGCCGCAGCGCGTGGCTTTGCGTAAGGCATCCAGTACCGAAGAGGCTGATCTGCTTTTGATGACAAACACTGATGACGGCACTATGGGCGTGTTCAGTATCATGCGCAGCCAGCAAGTCACAAGCCCTTCTGAGTTCACCACAATTGGCAGCTTCATTGATGTGGGCGTAGATGTCAACACAATATACGTTGTGACCAAGCGAACATTTAACAGCGTTGATCGCTACTTTATTGAGATGTTTGGCACTGAATACTTTACCGACTGCGCCTTTGTTGGCGGTGCTGCGGCCAGCGCCAGCGGGTTGCCCCACATTGCCAAGGTGCTTAACGTGATCACCGATGGTTCGCCTCAAGGCAACGAGACTGTGAGCGGCGGCGGCTCGGTAACCTTTGACCGCGCAAGCACCACAAGCTATGAGGTTGGCCTGCCAATCACTGTGTACATCAAGACCATGCCTGCTGAGGTAAAGCTGCAGACTGGCAGCCGGGTGTCGTTCAAGAAGCGCATTGTTGAGATTAGTGCTGTGGTCAGCAAGACTCAAAACATGATCATCAATAACCAGCCTGTTGCATTTCGACTCTTTGACAACCCGCTGCTTGATGATCCCGTGCCCGAGTTCACAGGGATCAAGCGTGTCAACGGTGTTCTTGGTTACAGCCGTGAACAGTTTATTGAAATCTCTCAAGACTTGCCAGTAAAAATGAATTTGCTTGGCTTGGACTACAGAGTGGCCGTTTTCTCAGGAACATAACCATGGCATTAACACCAGGAGAAACGCAAGGGGTAGCAGGCATTATTGGTGCCTATGGTGCAGCTGAGGCTCAAAAGGCTGCGGCCATCAATCAGCAAACAAGCTACTTGCTGCAAGCACGCGACACGCTCATGGTGGCCGAGGTGCGTGCCGACATGTCCGAGCAGTACGCCACGATCCAGGCTGGCCGGACAATTAAGAAGGCAGAGATTGAAGCGCAGAACTACCAGATTGCCGGTAACACACTGCTTAAGAACATGCGTGCAACCAATGCGGCCATTCGTGCCAGGGCAGCTGCCAGCGGCGTTGTGGTTGGCGAAGGATCAAACCTTGGCGTACAGCGTGAGAATGTGGCCGGAACAATGCGTGATGTTGGCATCTCTGACCTAAACGCATTGACCGCCAGGGTGATGGGCTTTGAAGATGCAAGCGCCATGCTTGAGTCTACCGATTACCAAAACATGCTCAATCTGTACACCGCAAGAAGACAGTCTGGCCAGCTTGAGTTTGCTGGCTCTACAGCTCGCAAAGCGGGTGGCTTGCTTGCTAGTGCAACCTTGGTCAAGGGCGGCATCGACTATTTGAAAGTAAGATAAGCATGGCAACAAGAATCGAATCCGGTCAAATGCAGCTTCGCTCTGTTGGCAATGTGCCCATGGTGCAGGCGCAGCAGCAGCAAGTTGACTACATTGGCCCCCGTGTGGCTGCACAAGGCGCAAGCCAGATCGCTCAGGTTCTTGACCGCATGAGTGCAAGCGCATTCCAGATGGCTGGCCAAACGCGCCAGCAAGAAGCCTTGCAATATGTTGCAAGCAACCCGCCATCGGCAGAGCAGCTGGCTTATGCCAAAGGCGAATTCGGCACGACCATAGGTCTTGGAGGGCGAGGCCCGACATCATCTATTGCAAGCACTGGGTCGCTCAACATTTTTGACCAAGCTGTGGCCAAAGCTCGAAGCCTTGAGTTATCTGGCCACTTTGAAATTGAAGGCCGTAACGAACTGGTCAAAATGTTGGCAGATGTTGAAGCTGGAAATATTACTTCTGCCCAGGTTAGCACTAAGGTCAAGACTATGTCAGACGGCTATTCAAAGTCGCTGTCCAGCATTGACCCAGAGGCATCAATTAAGTTTCGCGCCACCATGGCCACGCATGGCAACACCGTGCTCAATGCTGCGTACAAGGCAGAGCTAGACCGCGCTAAGAACCAGCGCATTGCTAAGTTTGACTCTGACTTTGACAACACCACTAGGCTGCTTGAGTTGACAGTTTCACAAGGAAGCTGGACTGACTCTAACGGGGTCAACAGATCAATAGACGAGTTGGCTGATGTCTTTCGCAAAGATGTATTAACTCAATCATTGCTGTTAGGCGACAAGGGCTTACAGACCGAATACAGCACAAAGTTTGAAGTTGCCTTGCGCAATGCCAAGATCAATGCGGTGACAAAGGCTTTGATCACTGACGCTAATATGGTAGACCCAGATGCAACCTTAAAAAAGATTAGAAGCGGCGACCTGGGCAACATGAGCCCGGTGCTTCAGTCCATGATCGTCAATGACTTTGATTCTGTGGCTAAGGTTACTGCCAACTATATGGTGGCCGTCAACAACCGCGTATCAATTAAAAATGCCAAGATTGCCGATGAGAAAAGAGTTGGTGACGCTGCGGCTATCAACTTGCTTGAACAGATATTCCCGCTTCCAGACGGCAGCCCAAAAAAGAAACAACTGATTGCCCAACTTACTGCCTTGCCAGAAGGCTCAGTGCCCATTGGCACACTCAAAGATCTACTTGCTCCAAGCGGTGAAGGCAACGCAGCTGTTAACTTTAATCTGTTGGCCGGCATTTACAACAATACGATCACTGACCCAAAGCAAATATGGGGACTGGTTGGCAAAGGCATTACGGGCAAAGATGCTGTGGCCGCACTAAAGCTGCTGCAAAGCGAAGACCGTCGCGACAGCTCTCAGCTTGATCGGGGCATTTCCCAGTTATCAGGCATTCCAGTGATTCCTGGCAGTGTGGTTGTTCTTGATCCCAAGGGTGAAGAGTTCAAGCGCCGTACCCAGCTGCAGGCAGAAGCTCTGCAAATCCAAGCAGCCGCAGCCTTGGATGGCAAGGTACTGACACCGCGCCAAATCCTGACTCAGCTCGAAGACAACATTGCCAAACGCAGAGGCACTGAAGATGCTAAGGCTGCACAGAAGCAACTTGATGAGTTTTCACGCAGGGCAGATGGAACAGCAAAGCCTGGCCGTGAGTGGATCACCGGCCCTGTTAACCGGGACAACTTGCCGGCGCTTAAACAAAAAGCTGGCAGTGATCCCAACAAGCTGAGACAAATTACAGAATTAGAAAAGCTGCTTAAAAGATCGGAAGGGTATTGAGCATGGCCTTCAGCCCAATTGAAAACAAATACTTGTCTGCGCTTACCGCAGTACAGTTTCCATCAGAACCGATTGAGCCTGACAGACCAATGGCACCCGGCCAGCGTCCTGGTGATGTCATGGTTGCGGAGGTTGGATCTAGGGGTTTACCCGAGCAGACTTACAGTGGTCGCTCGCCCGACACAATGCAATCATTTGATCCAACTGTAAGACAGCGATTAGCTGATTATTTACAAAGCAGCTTTGAGAGTTTAGGCATGGATCGATACAAAGCTCGCAAGAATGCGCAGACTTTGATTGGCGGCCCTAGCAGCAACTTGCCCTTTGATACTGGGCTTGCAGATTTTGCCCCTTACCTGGGCACCACGATGCAGCTAGAAGAGTCTGGAAACATGCTTGGCGATGCAGTTAGTTCAGCAAAACGTGGGGATTATGGAACGGCTGCGTTACAAACTGGCGGTGCTGCACTTGGCTTAGTGCCTGGTGCTTTAAGTACTGCGCAGGCTACTAGAAAGCTGGCGCCAAAATTACTTCCAAAAGCAGCCGAGATGACTATGAACGCGCTGGAAAAGTCTGGCATGCCGGCCCGTGGTTTGGGTATTGTTGAGCCCGGCCCAGGTGGTATGCAAGGGCCAGTATTAAACCGACAGGAAAAGGCCGTCATAAGCGCTGGGGCTGGCCGCAAACAAGGTGTCAGGCAAGAAGCCACTGATGTGGCAACAAACCTTAAGTCAAATTATTTAGAGGCTGATGGATGGGCCCCAATTGAAATTAACAAAGTACAGCCAAAATTTGACAAAGCAGGCAAATACATAAAAGTCGAAGTTGAGCCAAAAGCCATACCGTATGACT